GAATTGACAGAAGTAATAAATTCTCTAAGTATATTTTTTTGCTGAGGGAGTAGCTCTCTATATTTAGAATTAAACTTTTCTAATAGGATCTTGAATGTAAGTAATCGTAAATCTTTTTCATATTTACCGTACTCTTCAATAATAGTTTCTTTTACTTTATCTTGATCTTGAGAACTAGAAGTTAAATGTTCTAATAGAGTAGTCTTATTATCGACTAGTATTTGAGGATTAACTAAGTTACTAGCGTTTTGAGCTTCAAGTAAACAGTATAATGCAGCCAATGGTTTATAGTCTCTAACCTGAATACTAAAGAAGTCTTCAATATTATAGTTTTCCTTGATTTCAGAAATGAGCTCGTATTTTAGCTGTTTAAGTTTTTTCTGATCTATCTTTCTAGAAACTTCTGTTATAGTCGAAAGAATAGCTTCAGCTTTACTTTGACTAACATTTCTATTTTTTATAATAAATTCATACAGTTTGAACTCTCTAGATAGGGTTGTTTTACCGGCGAAATACTTCTTTATCATACTAATAGCAGCTGATGGGCTGTTACTGAGTGTATCGGCGGCAATTTGCTTAACTAAAAGTTCAAAAAGTAAGCCGGTATTTTTAAATTTGGAATGCTTAATCTTCATTATACACGTTTACTATATATAAATATGTATTAATTACCTAAATCTTTGATGTTGTCTTCATTGAGTAATTCCGGTTCAACAACATCAGATTTATCGAATACAATATTTTTAAGGGATTCTTTATTTTTTAAGTAAACTGCTTGGGTTTTATAGCTTTCCATAACGTTATCGTTGTCAGATGGATAACCTCCTTTCATACCGTGTTGCCCTAAAGGGTCTCTTCCTCCTAATGCATCATTAGTACCGTATATAGAAGCTTTTTCTCTAGGTCTACCGCCTTCAGGTCCAGGTTCTCCCCACTTAGGTTCCATTTCTGAGTAACCTTGTGGTAGTTCATCTGGTGATCCTCCTTTAGGTGTATTTGTAGCTCTTCGACCGTACATCGATGCAAGGTCGTGAGGTGTACCGTAAGTAACGCCTGATTTAGCAGGATCGTTTCCTTCGTTTTCAATCTGTGCAATTCTAAAGTTTCTCTTGCTATCTTCTCTTACTAGTTCTCTCATTTCCATATATTGGTCTTCAGATAAGTCAAATATATTTTCATAGATGTAATCTGAAGAGAATAGCTTAGTATCTTTCATTTGATTAGCAAGATCAATCTTCTCTTTTAATAAAGCGACTTTTTCTTGTTCAAATATAATAGATGGAGTGGTAAGTTTGACCTCAAAGTTAGTTAAGCTCTCTCCAGTAAATCCTTGCGTGTATAAATGAACCAAAGCAATTTTAGTGAGCTCTGATTCTAAAATTTTCTGGATGCGTTCTACAGTTCTTGCAAATCTAATATCTTCTGCTGCAAGTGTTGCTTTTCCTTGTAAGTCTCCTTCATAACCAAAATATGCTTTTGGAATCTTAAGAGCTGCAAACATCTTCTGTAGTAAATAGTTTACATCGGTAATACCGTCGTAATCTAATCCTTTAGTAGTTTCAATACGAGTAGAAGTATCTCCTCCTCTAACTGGTAGGTAGAAATCTTCCATCATATTCTGCATATTGAAACGTAAGTTGTACTGACCATCATCTCCGATATAAGGAGTCTTTTTCATTTGATTGATAGTCTTTTGCATAAACTGCTCTACCTCTTGTGGTGGAATAGCCCCTACGTTAATGTAGAACATTCTCTTTTCTGGAGCTCTCATGATTCTATGAATTAACATAGCATCTTCCATTAAAGTAACTTGCTTAAAGATCTTTCTAGCAGGCTCTAAATAAGAACGTCCATAAGGAAGGTAGTTAGTATCAGAGATTAATCTAAAGTGTGCAATTTCGTAGTTATCAAATTCAACTACTCTCTGCTCTGCCTTTCTTTTAGGCATATAATTCGGATGCTGAGATGAAGCTAAACCGTCTGGGTCTAGTTTGAATGTTACTTTAGCTGGATTGTCAGGATCTAATCCTTCCTCTCTCACCATGTGGTAAACTGTATAAGGTAGAACATTATAAACTCCGAACTTCTCTGCTATCTCAAGTTTTAGGAAAAAGTCTCCGTATTTACACATGTTCCGAGTCCATGACCATAAGTTAAACTCGATGTTTAACACATCGTAAAATAAGTTATAAAGTACTCGTTGAATATTTTCGTCTGTAGATTTAATTGATAAAATCTCATTTTGATCATTTTTTACTGTTGATTCGTCAGCTAAGATGTCTAATGCAGAAGCAATAATTGGATCAGTATCCATAGCTTCATAATCAGAATATAATTGAATCCTTAACGTCTGGTAGTTAAGGTTCGGATTAAAGATATTTTTGTTATTGTAAATATACAGACGGCTGAATCTATCAACTAAGGAATTTGTCTGGTATCTACCTGTAGATTGTATTTGATTTACATCAGCAATTTTAAGTTCATCACCTCCTACATTCCTAACAATAACGTCATTAGAAAATAATCTTCTTAATCTGCCAAATAATGAAGTGTCCGCCATTCCGGTATATTTTATATATAAATAGTTCTATTTTAACAGCCAGCGAATATCTTCTTCGCCATAGGCTGTCTTAGTAAGATACGGATTTTCTCTCTGGATAGCAACATTTGTCATTACAGCTTGGTTCCTGGCGTTAAGATTATTAAAAGAAGATAGCTGTGCTCTAGCTAAATCCATACCTTGCTGTCTTAATCTAAGAGCAGTATCACGTACATACAGAGCTGTTGCACATGCCATTAAAAGGTCATCGTTATATCTGTCCTGTGCTTGAGCTTTACCGTTTTTCCAAACAAATACTCTCATTTCAGACATTAAACGTTTTGATTGAATAGTAACTGATTTCTCTCTTATGTACTCAATCATTTTGGCAATAACTAAAGGTCTAGTTCTAGCAGACATTGTAAATCCAGGAACTAATTTATCTCTTTCAAATTTATTCATATATGATTCTACTGATTCCATATTGGCTGTAGAACTATAATATAAGTTTCTATATTCTCTTTCAAGGATCTGCTCAATAGTAGCCCATCCAATGTTTGCATTTTCTACTACAAGTAATGCATCGTTATACTCTGATGCTATTCCTACAAGTACGTTACCAAAATCTTTAGGTGAAAGTTTACCTTTATATTCAGCAACTTGCGTACAAGATTCGATATCAAATATATGGAATGCAGAGTAGTCAGTTGAATCACCTCTAGCGACGTCAGCTACAACCATATACGATTTCATATAATCTACTCCTTCCCATACCCATAAGTTACCGTCGACACCTCTTCTTTCTAAAGGATCTTTTTCATAGGTCTGTTCATAATAAGCCATATCATCTGGTTCAAATACTGTATCACCGGAAGCTAAGAAGTCACAATCACATTCCTGTCCTGCCATTCTAGGGCCAAGGTCAGCATCTTGTTGATCTCTCCAAGCTTGATTTCTTTCTGGATGTACTGTCCAAGGTAGTCTAATAGGTAAAAATGAGTTTTCTTTTGATTCAGCTTTTTCCCATGTTTGATGGAACCAGTTACCAATACCGTTAGGGGTAGATAATGCCATACACTGTCCACCGGTAGCTAGTGTTTGCTGTGCTGCAGTAAACGTTTCTTCAATATTATCGATAAACGCTGCCTCATCTATTAGTAGTAGCGATACTGCTTCTGATCTTGCAGCATCTGCATTAGATGACTTAGCTGTTATTTTAGAACCGTTCTTTAACCTTAGTGATAATTTGTTTTTCTCCTTGGCAGGTAGCTTTAGCCATCTTGGTAACTCATCGTACATAAACATCGTCTTAGATACTAGGTTACGTGCAGTTGCCTGGGTAGTTGCTAATGCTAAGACGTTTTTATCTTTATGAAATAACATCAGCCACAAAGAATATGCTGCAGCTAAAGTTGATATACCTAGCTGTCTAGACTTAAGAGTAATAATATATTGATGGTCTTTAAATAAATGAAGAACTTTACCTTGAAATGGATAAAGATTAAATAAGATTCGGCCACGTGTAGGGTGCTGAATATAGCAGTACTTCTTCATGAAGTACGCCGGATCTTTTGCGCACTTGATGTACTCTTGTGCGATTAGTTTTTTTATGTCTTGTGCCATAACTATTTTTATCCAAAGATAGATTTAAAATCTACTGCGATTTCACCTCCTTTTATTTCTACTAAATTTAAAAGATCAGCTTGTCTCAATTTATCAAAATCTATATAAAAGAAATGTATGTTACCTTCTATAAC